GTTCTTTTTCTACTGCATCAGGATCCAAGGCGACGTAGACTGGNGTGTCGTTGAAAACAATTTTTTTGATGAGCGAAGAATCTGTGCGTAACGTTGAGCCCAATATCGGGACAGAATTTCCTGCGTTGATTGCATCGAATACCCCCTCCACAAGAATCAGGTCTTCATTCCAATTAACATATAATTCGTTAAACACGATGTTCTTAGACGAGCGTGGATTCTTGTATTTGTAAGTATCGCCATTATAACTTCTCGCCACAAAATAGCTAACATTTCCGTCATCATTGAAAGAAGGCACCACAATTCTATTGCGATATTCTCCGCTAAAGCAGTATCCAATCTTCCATTTTAGAATCTCTGCGGCAGTAATACCACGTGATTTCAAATAGTTGCGAGCATATATACCCGTCTTGGGTATGTTGTCGTGACACAAACTTACGAATTCTTCCGGTAGATCGACTGTCTGATCGTTTCTCTCCACGCTTCTCTCAGCAAAGAGATCATCAAATCTTTCCAGATCTTGCCGACCGAATATTTCGTCCCATTTCTGTAATTGTGTATAGGAACCAAAGCTCCTAATAAGACGCCTAATAGAGCGGCCCCGATAATCACAAATCCAACACTTAAATACATTTTTAGACACGTTAACAGAAAGCTTAGATTTGTGGTGATTGCACTTCGGACATTGAAAGAGAATTTCCGAGCCTCGATCCAGGCCGCGGCCAAGTGCTTCATTCAGTATCTTCTTCGCTGCTTGCTTGTTCAATCGCCCACCCTGCTTTTGCTATAACAATTGCATCAGCACGATCATACGATTCAGGTTTCGGATTTCCGTGCTTTGTATATTCTACCCTGAAAGCAGGCTCGTTGTCAAGCAGATATTGTAAAACAACTTGTTTTGCTTTTTGTCCTCGCGGAACTTTAATGCCAGCATGCTTGCGGGCGGAGGTGGCTGCGATATATTTCGGCTCCATTTCAAACATCTCATACGCGAGCCACGAAACAATACCGTTAAAACGAGTAAGAGTTGAGAGAGTTTTGGCCGAGGATTTGCCGCCCATAAACATATGGAGCGACTGTTCGATATAGATGTGATTTATCTTATTCTCTTTATCTTGATCGTCGGCTAGCCAATGCTCTTCTCTATCATATTGATAGTTGTCCAATAAGTTGAATAGCGCCTCTTTTATTCTTTCTGCTTTCTCAAATAAATTCTTATATTTTCGCAGATCAACAGAATCATAAAAAACTATTTCGCCTTCTGCAACAATCGCAAAGCCAGTTATGCTGGTTGAAACGTCTATACCAAGTATCATGTTATTATTATACTATATGTCAAGCCGCAATTTAAATGTATAATCTTGATCTTCTTGCTTTAATACAGGGTTTGCCATAGTGGCAATACCAATTAAATTCTTCTTATCATCATATATAGCAACCTTAGAAATATACACTTGGCGTTTAAAAGAGGCGGAGTGGTTCATAAAACTTGATGATACCACATTCGCCAATAATCTATCAGAACTCTCTTCATAAATTTGCGAAGAAGTGATTCTTAATTGTTCTTGTCCGTACAATAAGAATGTTGGATTGTTAGAATAGTTTGCTTCACCTCTTCTGGCGTGAGCAAACATCGTCATAACCTGTGTTTCGGTTGTGCCTTCGAAAGATAAATTAAACGAACAGGATACGAAAGTGGAGCCTGCCGAGGTTGTATTAACTCCGTCGCCTGCGCCGGCGCCGAAAAACTGCCACTGCGGTTTAGCGTTGAGGCCGTCTGTTTTCATCTTAATCGCTTCTGGCTGCAGGGGCCAGGAGCCCGTGAGAAGAATAAACCCTTCGTCATAAAGCACCACGCCGGCGACCTTATCATTATATGAATCGGCGTGCACGCCGCCGGAAACCTGTATCAGTTCCCCGTTTCTTTTGGTATCTCTCAGCTCTCCACACAACGATCCAGTAAAATACCACTTAAGAGATAAGCTTCCAGGCCTAATCTTTGATCCAAAAAAGATAGATGGGATTGAAATCATTCCTATTTTTTGATTATCTTTGTCCCACCCAATGGCATCATCTACATTAAATCCATCCTCTAGGGACGAAGAAACAACATAGTGTTTACTCCTGATGCCATAAAAATTTAATCTATTTCTTAGTGCCCAATAATGACGATATTTTGGAGAATCTTCCCACCTCTTAGTGCCGTGAGAAAAAGGCGAACTTTCTCCGGTGGGCTTTGTTCCCATATTTCTATCGCCTGCTTTGTTCATATATTCTCGACTAATAGAGGCAGACATCGGATAACTGCCGTATAAAATATCTCCAACGCTTGCTGTGGTCCACTCGTTAAGGCCGCCCGAAGAGGTTACAGATCGGAAGCTAGCCCCTGCTGTGTCCTTTGTAATAAAAGGATAGATAAATGGGTTATCTCCAGAGGGGGAATCAGAATCACTAGACCCCGTTATCTTATCTATGTTATATTCATATAGGCTAATATGTCCTGGTTGTACATTTCTAACATTTGCACTAAATGCTCCGGATTGTTCAGGAATATTGTTATAATATATCTTGCTATCAAAAATGAAAAACTCACAACGAGGGTGAGCTTTCATTGTGTTCAAAAGAATATCTTTAGGCTTGAACTTTTTTATTGACATTTTTAGAAATCTAATCTAACACGTAACGTAATCTCATTTGTTGGAGTTTTCTTCAGAGGCTCTGATAGTTTAGCTGTTGCCAATAATTCATTACTAGAATTATACAGCCCAATAGTGGTAAGATAAGCTACCGGCTCATCAGATGCGACAGACTTAACTCTAATCTGGCTTCCGGATAAGTATGTTGGGTTAGAACTATAGTTATACTTGTTATGCGGCACCCTGCAGAAATAAATTGTTGAGTTAATCTCTGTGGTATTATTAAAAGAGATATCATAAATTCTATGCCTTAATGCGTCACACGATGCAGAAATAACAGAACCAGTAAATGCACCAGAAACGCTTCTTACGTGGGGCTCTCCGTCTCCGGGAGAACCACTAAAGAAATAGTGACCATGTGTACCGGCGGAAGAAATACCTGGATGATTGTCTGTCTCTGCTGCCATGTCATCAAAGATAGACGAAGTAAGAACAATTATGCCGGCCTGATAAAAGATCACACCAAGCCCGCGAGTAGTTAGACTGGCCGTAGTGTCGTATAAAATTCCAAAATCACCACCCGGAACACTAGTTGTTCCTTGTCCGTTTGTAGACGCAGAAAGATCCTGCAGTGTTAATATGCCGCTTGGGGCGTTGGAGGATCCGGTTGGCCAAGGTTGGCCCCAAGATCCGGTACCAATCTTAATAGTAAAAGAACCTTTCTTAATCTGGTCTTTTACAAGCAGTCGAGAAAAACTTAAGAAGAAGCAAGACTTCATAGAGCCTGTTTGATCAAGCGTCAAATCGCTTTCAAACAATCTAACAGTATTATTTGAGCCAGTGAAGCCCAAAAGAACCTGGGAAAATTGGTTATAAAGATTAATCTTTTTACTATTTTGACTATTGGCAGATGAAGAAAAGGCGGAGCTTTCATCATATCCGATAGTAATATCAAAAATATGGTTAGCAGAAGAACTTAAATAAGGATAATCATAAACACTCTGGAACATTCCATGAGTATAGTTTTTAATATTTTCATTGTTATAAGTTGCTAATGCTCCATCACCGGCGCCACCGCTTATGATTGCGCCCGTAAGAGGGATCGATTCATGAAGAAGCGTCCTCGTGGTAGTTACATCTGTGTTTGTATCTAATGTTTCGTAATTAATTACTGGCATTTATTTTCTCCGATATTCTACGTGCCTGCGTATCTAATAATTCTGACTGGTAATTGTAGTCGAGCGGATGTCACCGATCCTTGAACATATATAGTCGTATCAAGATAATCAAATTTATCGCTGCCGCCGAATATCTTTTGATCATAGGTGCCGTATTTATCGTACTTAATAGATCGGGCGCCCGTAGAAGTTGATGTCATCTCGCTATCAACTACAATATTTAAAGCAGTTGCGGATCCTCTAGGGCCCGATATCGCAGAGATCGTAGTAGCATCAACGAGCGAATTATATGTCACCTCGTTGGAAACCCCAATGGCACTATATGTATTATAGTTGTCTAAAACTGCTGTCGCTGAGGTAGCCGTAGTGGTCCCCAGCGGCGTCATACTAATTTTTGATGTTCCGTCTGTTCCATTTCGGAAATAACCCGCTCTCGGCGCAGTCAACAGCCCTGCAACAAATCGACTATCAGCGTATATTGTATAAGCAGAATCAAGCAAGTTTGTATTAACAATATAGCTAGATCGGTTTGATGAATCGCTAGTTAAGTTTGTAGTATCAAGGCCGGATTCAACATAAATCGCAGTATCAGAAACTTGACTCGATTCTAGAACATAATTAGAGCTGCTGAACGCAGTCTTTAATTTGGTTGCTGTTTCTGAATTAGCTGCAACATAGTAAACGCTTGAAGTTACTTTTGCAGCTGTGCTGACCAGCTCATTTGCTTTTAAAATTGGCAGATAAAGCAAATCTGTTCTTGTGTGTGACGTAAGCCCATAATTAATATTTGCATTCGTCTGGGTGAAAGCCTCAAAGATCGGTGTTTGCATAATTTGCAAGTCAAAATATGCGGAACCACTAGAATGATCTCTATTAAACAAAGTATAATCGATCTCATCGTCGCCTAAAGCAAACTTAGTAATCTTAAAGTTTCCTTGCGCTAATCTCTTTCTTCCAACATCTGTTAATACGGCGTCTAAAATAATGTCGCCAGAGTTATCTAAAAATGCCATTTAATTATTCTCTCTCCTATAAATAGTTAGTAATTTTGGTTTATCCGCTGCTTACATTATAAGTAATATTTAAATCAATTTTTTTACCAGTTTTCTTTGATGTAAGGCGAAGTTTAAATGTTTTGCCCCATATTTTATCTTCTAAATCTGCATTTCCTACTTCTAAATTATCAATCTGTGTGTAAGACGGCTCGGCATAGTCAACATCTGAGTCCACTAAAGTCAGCTGACTCGCGTGGGGCATAATTTGAAAAATTTTACCAAATGATTTTGTTGGGTTAGTATATGTGGCTGTGTCCAGATCCTCTTCAAAAAGAATTTCTGTTATCATATAATTATAACCGCCATCGCTAACCAGCTCAACTTCATAAATTTCAGTCAATGGGCCAGCTATACCAAATTCATTTAATACTCTAAACATATAATAATATTTTGTATTTGTGGAGATTTTATCATGACACTGTACTACCGCTCTTGTGCCCTTTTCATTTTGTATTGTGAGATCGTATGTTTTAAATGGCGATTCGCCAAAGTCTGCGATCGCGGTTGGTCTCGTCGCTAGTCTAAATACTTCGATTGTACGTGTTGGCGATCGAGCGGGCATTGTAACTTTTTCGTCTTCTAATAAATCATTATGGTATCTGTAATTACTGTTATATTGCATATCGCCTGTCGTTAATGGAGTTGGCAGTTTCGTTTTTGCGAATGCTTCTACGTTTATCGAAAACCCAATTACTCCAGAATCATCTAGCATCTGATATGAAGATACGTCTAAGGAGGGGGCTGGATGATCTAAAATTCTAATTGTTTTTGAGCCCAGCGCAATTTCAACTAGTTTTAATGACGGTTCATAATTTAACATAAAATCAGCCAAATAGGGATCTGATGCATCTCTAAAAATCGAATCACCCAGATAATCTGCTAAATCCGTTGAAGTTTCCTCTTCTTCCTCTTCTTCCGTCTCTTCTTCAGCTGTAACACCATAAAGCGGCTGAGCTAACTCTCCAGTTTCAGCACTTAAAAACTGCAAACAATAGGCTGTCGTATCGTCTGATAATGTGGCTGGCTGGGCTATTTGTTTTGTGTATACCAAATCAGAAAGACTATATCTAATGCCGTGTATTAATTTATACATATAAATATTATATACATAATCGGCGCCGTATCTCAGCTGTGAATCATAAAGTGTTATTGTATCTTCCAGGCCGGTGGCATTAAAAATCCAAAAGTTTTGTATATTCTCACCATTGGGTGCAGCTTTTTCAATTCGATATGCTAAGACTTCATAATATTTAGACGATGAGGCCAGATCATATAAATCCTCAATGCTTTCAATTGATGGTGGATTGCTCTCTAAATAGGATATCACATCATCAACTACTTTTAAATTCTTTCCAATGTTATAGTATATGTAAGGAGCATCTATGGCCTGCGAGGCTTTCGAATCATAAGTAAGAGGTTTTGCGTAAAAGGCCCCCTGTCCGAAGCTGCGGTTGCCAATATTATTATATGATGAATATAAAAAATCCAAAAAATCTATTGATTGGTGTGTTTCAACTGCAGAGTTTTTTAAAGATGAAACTATATCGGAGGCCTCTGAGCCTGAATTGTACGAATAGTTTGCTACTATATTGTGCCCTTCTTTCGAAACGCGATCATCTGTAAAATATTGAAGATCTAACATAAATCTTTCAACATATTTTCGGGTCTTAAGTATATCTCTAAATGTTGTTCCCCCAGAACGACCCAAAGGCATTTCTATTTCAGTATAATATGGCCAGAGGCCGGCGTCAGTATGAACTTTAGAGGTTGAGTTCAATAGCGTGCCGGCTGACTCATGATCAAAAATAAGATGTTGCGATGCAACGAAAGCGCTAGCGGCTGAGGATGCAGAGAGTGTACGGTTTGGATAAGATGAGCTTAAAAAACGTCGAAGATCATAATTTCTATCAAGCATAATATCATCGGTGGAGTCGCCATCAAGATCAGAACCTTCATATAACGATTCCGCTGGGGGCAGCATCTGGTGTGCAGTTGGCGAAAGTAGGGAACTAAGCACATTGGAGTCGGTTGAATATCCCATAATATTACCCAATTCGCCATCTAATGTAAGGTAAGCCATCATATCTTCATCGAAATTTTGGCCAGTGGACTCTGCATCTGCTGCTATTTGATAAAGATATATATTTGGAATTAAATAGTCAGCATCGGATGCGATAGCTTCTTGATATTCTTTTATATAATAATTATAAACTGGCTGAACTCTTATAGATTCATAGCTATCTCCGTCAAGCTCAGATAACACTCTGGCCGCATAATTATCATAAGGCATATTAAATGAAATATAATAATCATCATTTACGTTGGTATTATAAGCCGCAGCGAAAGACGCTGTTCCATAGGAGTATCCCAGCAAATAAGACTTCCACATATTATCATTTAATATGAGATCTTCATTGCCGCGAATTCGAACCGGTATTTTGTAATTTGGTATTATGGCGTCTTCTGACATTTCGGCTACTTGTTCGTAATCAGTAAGAACCTCTTTTAAGTAATAGGTTATTCCGCCGTCATAATCAACATTTCCATTAAAACTTAAAGTAACGCCCTCAGAAGAACTTACATATTCCCAAGATTGCTCCAGTTGCGTTCGCAACGGTTCAGAACCTGATATCAAATTGGTATCAACATATTCAACAGAAACTGATGCCATTAGTAGGATGTCTCCGATACGGTTACCGTGGTTGTTTCTAGTTCAACGCCTACTTGTGTTTCTGTGGTCTCAAAGGCGGTAGTAAAGGTTTCAAGCGTGCCTCCAAAATCGATAACAGACATATAGTCAGTGGCCTCCTGCGTGTTTGGTTCCATTTGACCTACCAAGTCGTCAATACCATCGCTAATTATAGATTGGATATCCTCGAATGCATTTTCAGAACTTGAATGATTGCCAAATTGATTTTGTAGTTTTCGTGTCATTGATTTTTTGCTAGACCAAGTGTCACTCTGGCTGTCTGGACCAAGAGCATAGGTGGTGTCGGTGTTTGCCGTAGTTCCGTAATCTTTGGTGCCGCCAATGTACCAAGTAAAAGTGGTAGTACCGGTGCCGGATTCTTTGGCGCCAAAATGTGAATAATATACGTATGACATTTTTTAAATCTCCTTTATGGCCAGTCTATAATATCTTTAAAATCTAAATTTTTTGTGAGTAAAACAGGCCTGCTCTTATAAATAATGCCTTTTTTAATTCTTTCGTGTTGTTTTTTTGATGGAAGAGTTAATTTAGTTCTCCACAGGGAATCAAATATTTTTGAAGATCCTAATTTCCTGTTTGAAACCTTTTTTTCATTTTTAATTATTTCCGACGCTATAGTTATTGATTCAAATGTGTGGGGCGTGAGGCAATGTTGCAATTCACAAGTATCGTTTTCATAGTAATGTTCACAACAAATACTTCTTCTAAGGCACGGACCTTTGCTTAAAAATTTCTCATACGAATCGTTCCAATTAATATCGACAAGTTGTCTATAATCAAAACCAATCTGTGTGGCACTAGATAAAATATTTTGTAATTCTTTGTATGAATTTACTTTTCCTGTTACTAAAATATCTATATCCCATGTTTTCCAGTTTTCCAAAACCCCTCCGCAGATCCAGTATTTGTAGTGTTCGACGCCCTCTATTTTGAAAAATTGTTCTTTCCAGAGATTTAACTGGTGCGGATCCGGCCTAAACCACGGAATATTGGTTTTGGTGTTTCCCTTAACATATTCAAATTTTTTTGCCTTCATACGAATTCCTACGAGTAGCCTTCGCCATCGCCCCCAGATGCATATTCCTCTTCTTCCTCTGTTCCCATTTCTTCTGATTCATCTTCTTCAGTGTCTACCTCGTCAACTTCCGCATCTCCTGGAAGTTCTGGATCATACGGACTATATGGCGCCTCTGACAACTCCACAAATTTGAATGACTCAATTATATCATCGTCAGTGTACGCGGCATAATTCATGTATTCATAAAAACCAGCATCAGTATAGTTGACCGCCTGTATAAGGCAAAATGAATAAGACGGAAGATCTGCAAGCTCCTCGGCGCCGGCGTCTTCTTCTTCTTCAAGTGGGCCAAAGTGAGCTGGAGAAAAAGATGTTAATAGCTCAGTATCTGAATCATAATCGCTCGATCCTGTTACTGGTGTGATCATATATGTTTGAGGAAAGCCGGTGGCCATGTTTTACTCCATATTTAATAAATATTATCCAAATTGTTTTAATGTGCTATCTTCTCTGGATATATTTAATGATACCAGATCTGCTGTTATTTGTATAACATCGGAAGTTGTCTCATAGGACGTTGTTCGACTAATCTTGTCTCTAAGGGTTCTGGGTGGCGCATCGTCCAATGTAAAAAACGGATCACTATCGGAATTAGGAAACTTATCAGTTGCTGAAACATTATCCGGAGTAAGCTTGAGAACAGATTTGTCAAAAATATTTTCATTTTCTACAATGTCTGTATCAGTTTGAGAGGGCAAGAGAGACATTTCTGTTGACATGGAGCACACAGAGCACCCTAAAGCCCCCAACACGCCTAGCGCGCTATCATTATCAGAAGTAGTTGGAGATTGTACGGTAATTATTCCATTTGAATTCATTTTTTTATAGGCGCCTTGTATCGCCAGCAAATTGCTAGCGTCGGCGCTATCAGATGTTACCAGCTGACCTCTTATAATCGCAACACTGCTTCCTGCCGATATACCGGAAACAATGCTTGAAGCGCTTGATTTTTTAAGTTTAAATGATGGCATTTATTTTGTTCTCCTTGTTTTTATTTATCTTCATGTTAAATTCTATGAACTTTCCTCGCCGTCATCGCCGGTGTCCGCGCCATAATCCTTGGCGGTTTCAGGAAGCCAAGTGGATCCATCGCCAGAATATATTATTTCTGGAAGACTTTTCCATTCTTGATTATACCATATAGTAGTGGCGCCTCTGGACTCAATCATAGACTCTATGGCTGTTTCAACAAGACCACCATCTGAATAAAATTGCGTCCATAGTGCCTCTATTTGATCTTTAAACGTCTCTAGCTGTACTAAATTTCCTGTATACGGTCCGATTCTATCAGAAATGCTTTGGGCAGTGTCTAACAGCTTCTCTGAATCTCCTCCAAATTCAGAATATAGAATATCTTGATGCACATTATAAATTACAGGCATCCGCATCCACGGCTTTGCGCTATCGTCAGGATAAATTTCATCCATAGCATTTACAAAAAATTCATTAAAATAGCCTTCAACATCGTTATAGCTACAATATTCATTAGCATAATCATAATAAGCTTGAAACTCTTCATAAACTGCTGTGTAGTACGAACCAGTAATAGCCATAAGAACGTCTGCACTTTTATCTTCCGTAACTATTTGAAAGTCATATGACTCTATAGACATATCGTCACCACTAGTGCTAGTCATTGTGTCGCTATTTGAATATTCAGTCACTGTTGCATCCGATGTCGAATCTAAATCATAGTAATCTTGGAAGGCAAAACACGCCAATCGATAGTCAGTTGTTGCGGCGCCGAGAGACATTCCCGGCACAGAAAATGGCGCCAACATACAATATGAATAGTCTCCGAAGCCCTGGGTACCATCAGAATTCGCCCCAGGATAAACTTCTACTTCTCCAGGATCACCAGTGTAGCCACCGACGATTGTCGTGCTATATGCTGTATAAAGCGGAAACGGATAACTTGGAGAATGTGTATCATAATGGGTCTCTATTGTTCGAATTTTACCTCCATCATAAAATCTTCGCAATCTTGTATAATCAAATCTTAATGATGCGTTTATAAGAGACTTGCCAAACCAAGCTTCCAGGGACTGTATGTTAAAAACACCAGCTAAGGCAGTATCATATCTAACCGCTTTTTCAAAATCAAAGAATATAAATCCATAACTTAAAAACATATCTTCTGCATCTTCATAATCAGGGAGATCAGTACCGCTGACAACGGCGGATGAATATGCGTATCTAGTAAAATACTCTATAGAGTTTTCATATATCCTTTCAGAATCCATAGTTTCATCATCACCAGCTAAATAAGTGCCGGCCGCAAACTCCTCTACATCCGGATAATCATAACTTACTTCAAACTCCACCTGTCTTGCGTCGATTACTTTAAAATTTCTAATTAATTTTTTTTGTAGTGGGCTGGAATCCGATAAAACATTATTTTCATTAGCTACTAATTCTGTAAGCTTTGTATAGAAAGCATCTTCTTTGTAAGGGAAAGCTCTTCTATACTCATTTAATCTTGTTAAAAAAGTAGGCTCATATGCGTCAGCCTCAACCAAATACATCAAATTCTCTAAAATTTCTTGCCCCTCTTCCGTGACCGGATCTTGTGGCATAATCGTATATATTGCCTCTACAATTCGTTCTCGATCGAAATCTGAGTACTCTCGTGTCGTGCCGTCTGTCGCGATCATTGGAATGCCGTCCCAAAGTGTGTCGGCCAAAAACCACCTCAGACGCGGCTCGGAAGTGATCGAGCCGTCGTCAAAAACCTGCTCATATGCTAAACCTGAGTGCCTCTTATTGATGAGATTTTTATTTTCATTTACAATAGAAAAGACATCAACACTCTCCAAATCATGTTCTATTGTTGAACTAAATGCATAAACATTGATGCTTTTATAATCAACCTTTCTGTCGTCTGATTGATAAGCAGCATCCATCAAGTCGTCAAATAAGGTATAATCACCAATCATAGGGATACTGATTGAGGCTATATATTTATAAAATCGTTCTGTCTCTTCAACAATTACTAGCTCTCCCTCGTCACTAAACTCATCAAATGTTATTGCATTATAGTTGGTTTTGCAATAGGCGCGCAATGACGAGGAATTGGTATCTTCTGCATAGGTTGCATTAGTATAAGATGCCTCAGTAGATACTCCGTAGCCATAAGCTATAAGATTATCGTGATAGCTAGGGTTTGCTTTAATATCTGACATTGCATTATTGGCAAAAGATGCGTCAGACATATACATTTTTTTCATATGTTCGAAGATAGACTCTTCTCTTCTGCTGATTGCAGTAATTGATGGATCACCAACAATATAAACAGCATAAAAAATCAGATCATTTATAGCTTCTCTTTGTTCTGTTGGTTCGGCGCCATCAATCTCGGGTAGATAAATCGCTATGTCAACCTGTAAGCCATCCGAAGTATTATCTTCATAATCATTAGTCTGCTGACTTTGAACGTACACTCTTTCAATAAAGGGCGTCGGGAATTTTCCCGACATAAGATCTTCTATGGCTCTTGGCATATCTCTGGCTCCGTTACTGGCCCATAAATATCAAAATATTTGGGCGATACATCTTCAGTTAAAGATGTATATTGACTGCAATCGTAATCTAAATCAATATAATATGATTCTTTATTAAAAAGTTCTGTGGCACGGCATGCTAGCTTTGGATCGACTTCTTGATCCGCAACAATGCTGAAGTAATATTCTACGCTACCTGTATGAAGCTCTTCTAGTGGGGTTTCTATTGGCTGTGGTGAAACCATAAAACCATCTACTACTTGAGGTACCCCTTGCTTAAAAAATTTCTTTATAAGGCTTGTCTTTACATCCGTGCCGCCAGTAAAAAATCCACCATCAGTTGCAATCTTGTCTTCATCTGAAGATGTTATTCTAGCCGTAGTGCCTTCGGAATTTGTTTTTTTACCGGTGCCATTAGTGTTGGTTATCGTTATCACTCCTGTGGTTTCATCAGACGCGGCACTAACTTTAAGATCGACGCTAGACTGTGCAACATAATTGTTTATTATTCTAACGGCTCGTTCTGCTAATGTAACCGCAGCGGTGCTGGGTGGAGCACCGTCTTTTATTTGTGTAGAAGAGGCAGCTGTCTCTTTGAAAGTAAACGTCGCCGATGTTGTACCATCGTTTATTGTAAACGTTTCATCTCGGATTCCGGGCCCAGATGCATTAAAGGAAAATTGTGCTGCAGCATTTTCCGCATCTTCCGTTTGTTGTTCGAAAACTTCAATATCAAAATTATCAGTTAATAATAAGGTGTTCATTTCTTCAGCATAAATTAGACCATCATCATACACTAGTTCGATTTGGTAATTGTCTGAAAATTTTGCGGTTCTAGCTGCCATTTCAGGTACGGAATCGGGGGCGATCAAGGGTTCAATATCAGATAGCAACTTTTTCTCATAATTTAAAGAGATATTTATTTGAGGGATTTTTGAATTATTTGCTGGATCACTTGTTGCGGAAGAGGAAATTTCTCCATTTAAAGCAACTATTTTCCAAGCAGGGGCAGCTTGAGTGCCGGCATCTAAAAATGCGTCTCCTATGCCTTCATCAATCCTGAACACATCCAACCTTGGCTCGACCATGGTCGCTGTAACGTCTGTTTCAAAATTGTCATCAGATAGTTTTCCTATGTTATTTTCGACATCTTCAAATAAGACTAAGCTTTCTAAATACTGAGTCTCTTCTTTTATTCTTTTGTGAACTTGATTTTGACTTTCATATAACATTAAATCGACACTAGATTTCTCTGGGGCACTTGAGCCGGTATACATAGCATAACGACCATCATATAGAATATTGTCATCAAAAAATTTATAGTATGCTGGCTTGAATTTACCAACCGACATCAAATAGTGGCCATACGAGGTAAGCTTTAAATCATAAACTTGCTCTTTTTTATTTAAAAATTTAGCCATTATTCGCTCTCCAGTTCGCCATATACATCAGTTGAGCCATTTGTGGTATCTGTATCGTCAGATGATTTAAAAAGAACTTCCGCATCCATCTTAATTAGCTCAACAAAAGATAAATAATCATAAGGCCAATTGAATCCAAGCTTGTATCCAGAAGTATCATCATCAAAGCTAAATACATCTTTTGAGGCTTGGCCTGCTTGAGCAGTCGTTAGATCATAATAGTGAGTGCCGGAACGCTGTTTTACTTTAAAGACCATCCATCTTAAGTTTTCATTATCTACTAAGTTTGCCTCCGTCAGCAATTCAGTGTCCATAAGCTCATGTGCAACTGATTCATATTGAAAGGATATTTTTTTATAATCTCTTGGCGCTAAATTCTGCCATATATACGATAGATCATTTTGATCTAAAATATACTTAAATTCAAAAATATACATAACAACCGGATCAACATCTGGATTAGTTAGGAAGTCAAACTGAGGTGGCAAAACGTACCTTTCCATTTTTTGAACTAGCTTTCTTATTGACTCTCCAGCGGCATCTAATGAATCACCTTCCGCCGTTCCCTTAGCACTAGACATGGCAGCTTCATATCTCTGTTTTGGAATGCTTATAAGAGACTTCATGGTCGATGTAAGTGCGCTAGCCTCGTTAGATATGCCTGCTTCATTCTGTATTACATAAGGAACCGCCACAACTGCTTCCCTGATAATTTTACTTTCTGCTATTTCTCCTAAGCGCTTTGACGTTGATGATTTAAAGCCTGCCAGATCTGTTAAAGATTGCATTTCTTTAAATACCTTGTCGCCGGTATCAGCATCATCATTATTATAAACGGTATCGTTTGTTAATACATCGTAATGATTTTTTAACCAATCCTTTGGAATATCTCCAATTTCTAAGAAAATTCCTTTATCTGGCGATTCTGGCATTATACCAAATTGATGCCACATCCCTCTTGGCACTGATGCTTTTCCATAATCAGGCAATGTTAAGTTACCATCATTTTCGGTTATTGGGTGCACCCCTTGATTACCAAAATTGAGCATTGGGGTTTCCCATTTTGGCTGAATTACCCAACGTTTTGCTGCGGTAATATTTGTGCCTTTGATCTTGTTTCCAAACTTATCTTCTTCTTGCTGCAAGACCCTTTCAACACCAAGCAAATTAATGCTGGCGCTGATTTGCATAGCGTTTGCATTAACATTGTGTCCAGAATAAATATAATTATCAGCATTTGTAAATGAGGCAGAACCAAAAGAGGAGATTAAAACAGGATTAGAGCCCAAATAGCCAGCACTACCTGTGCCAATCCCAGGATCAGCTCGCCAATATACCAAAGAGGCCTCAGCTAATATTTGTTCTAAATCATAGCTTTTCGTACTATCCGGTCTAAAAATTACATCGCACCAAGCTTCACCATTGTAATATGGAGGGGTGAATGACCAATAATACCCATTTACACTATCTAATGGATCTGAAGCTAAGACAACTGAGTCTTTCGATCCTGTTGAATCCGGTTGGCCGGCAACGGGAGGACCGAAGGCGGAGGGGCGAGAATACATTGTAAAACTTTCTTGAAAAGATTTGTTAGTTGCTCTTGGATCTTGTGGTATTGGAAAGGCACCGTTTTGATATGCCCCCAAAGTTGAATCATAAATTCTACCACCTGTTAGATCATATGGATCGCNTCCTCCAACAGAGCCAGATTCTNGAAGATAACCTCTAGAGCCCGACACAGATCTTCTTAACTTTATTCTAGCCCCATAAACGCTACCGGATGTAAATCTTAGATCATCTGTAACTGGCTCAGAGGCAAGCTGTGTAAACATATTATCTTTCAAGAAGAAAGACCCAACTTCTCCGAGAAAATTACTGGCCATCATAGAATAAATTTCATCACTTGCCGCTCCCAAAGAAGCAGTTGCATTCAGAGAACAAGAGGGGTGGGGCTCTATATCCAAAAATTGTATCCCTGCAATATATTTTTCTGGGGCTAAGATGGCCTCGAAAGGAACTTTAATGTCCCAGAACTCTCCGCCGCGATATCCAACTTTTGTACTATTGGGAGGGAGGGCCGGCGTGATCATCCAATTTTCTGTATTTTCTAATTTTGATTTACCATAATATGATGCACTTAATTTTCTAGTATCAGTTATTCCTGGATAATTAACTGCCAGTCCAGATTTAATACTGTTGAATAAAATACCTGGAGAATATAGTGTCGTCATCAAAGGCCTCAATAAGCCCGGCCTGTTCTTGATAAGCTCTTCGCCGGCGACTGAAAATTGTGTACCGTCGCCCTTCTTGGACGCAAACAATCCATCGCCATAAGAACGAGAAAACTGTGAGACTAGATCTAAAGTTCTTTGTGCGGGATAAAACCCTTTATACGGATTAAATCTAATTGCAGCGCTACATACTAATCTAATTTCTGTTGCATCAAGCAATGAATCTTGCTTAATGTTGAGAAATTCTGTCATAAACTCAGAATTAGAATAATCTACATAAAAAGAACTTGTCGAGCTGTTGATTGATGTCCCTGGAATCTCGAAAGTGTTTGATTTATTTTTTGATGCCAAGCCATACTTTATGTAATCTTCGATATGTTCACTAATCCTAAATTCTGGAATAATGGAGTAGTCGCGAGCCAACAATAATAAGTCTTCTTTATAATCATCATAATCGTTGAACCAGGGANTAGAAGCGGTCGCTTGAAAAATTGAGGTAGAACCAGAAACTGTAACAATTCCAGCTTGTGAGCCGGCTTCCCATACTGCTTCGCCTGCATAAATATCAATCTGCGAGCTGCCTTTCCAAAATGGAACTCCAATTGAAATACTTCCTGTTTCTGGAATATCCATTCCTGATGGAGATGCCACCGAAAATGGTGAACTAAGAGTGTGTTTTCTGGCGTAAAGGGCGGCGGGGGCCATGAAAGTAAACACTTCATCGCTGGTCTTGGCGGCGCCTGTGTGATATGCAAAATAAGTATTTTGAAGCTCTCCTGCTTGACCCTCTTCAAAGAAATCATGATCGCCGCCGCCAGTTCCAACATTTGGCACTTTTGAGCGCGTCAAGAAATTAGCCGGCGCGTCTAAGGGCCAACAACTTTGTGAAACAGCGGGAGACCTTACACCAAAGGAATTTTTCAAAGCATTTCCAACCGCCAAGCGATCTATTGATGCATCTCTCCAAAATTTATTATCAAAACCAATTCTTTCGCGAGACGAGGAAACAAATTCGTTTCTTAAAGATGGGAAAACATTTTCGCAATACATAATCCAATTTAATGAATAATCGNCCGACTGTATAATCGATAAAACTTGATCATACGCAGTAACAGTTTCCATATTAGGCAAGCCTAGCTCATCATTTAAAGTCGTGCTGTTAAAATAAATCTTTTCATTGTTGTGAGTAATTTTGAGTGTTGTATCTGAATCATCCTGGCTATAATTAATAAGGAGAGGACGGCCTCTCATGGACACAGGTGGGAGACTATACGTTGTGACATCATCATCAGTAATGGCGGCNCGCGTAAAAGTACTACTTAAATATTGATCAACTAAGATTGGGTGATCTTGAATCCTTAACCTCTTCCAGTTCCAACCAAAAGTACCACCACGCCTTGTCATCAGCAAGTTAAAGTAATTCGCGGATGTCGTAAGGAAGTTTTCGATCTGGAATCTATCTACAATTGTTTTATTAAAATACTCATCGTAATCAATTGTTGTTGCATGTCCAAGCGTGTTGTTGTCGCCAGAGGCAGTTAAAGGATCGTGTGTTAAAATATTTAATCTTGTTGTCGGCTGGTATAAACTTTGTGTAAGTTGTGGCACAACAGAACTGGCACTCACATAATCAAAATAAGCAACATAACCATTAGCAGAACTAGAAAACAAACCTGCTTGCTCGCCATGTATTCGGGCATGGCCATAAAATCTTATATCTGAGCCAGTAATTGAGCCAGTAACCCACGAATATTGTCTGTCCGATCTGGGGATGGGGTAGGACACATAATAGTTATCGTATTTCGAGGCCGTCGCGGTTGTTATCGTCTTTGGACTAAAGATGTCGCCGGCATTGGTTATTTTTATTACTGCTCTTCGATTTCTATTAAGCTTATGAAAAGATGGAAGCTGGTCATAGGAGGCGCCGGGCATATCATTCGAAGAAGTAACAAACATGGAATCTCTACCAAATCTGGCACTATGTCTTGCCAAGTGTGAGCGCAATCCAAAATCTTTTCCATGAATATCGAATACTCGAATTCCCGCAGTACCCGAGCCAACAAGTTCAGAATACGAACCAGTTGGGCCCTGAGAGGGCTTGATAACTGTCAAGTTTCTATTCAATAATGAATTATAAACAGAATATTCTGAAGCTCTAAAATCTAAATAGCCTCGACCCATCACTTCTATGCCACCAGGAGCAGCAAATCTAGATAGCATAATTGATTTGTTTTCGGTACCCGTTAAATAACCAGCGTTATATTCATCTACAAACTTGAAATGACTTCCAGACTCACGACGGAGATCTAATAACGTTCTTACGTTTGTGGTGCTGCCCGAATGGCTCAAGTATACCGTAGATGGCAAGGTGGGCTGTTCTTCAATAAATGCTCTAGCATTTTCATATGCACCAACCGACTGTACTATTTCGTAATTTCTCTGATAATTTCCAAGTACCCTGGATCCAGTTGTAGTTAATATGTTCCTAATGTTTACTGGACTCTTCGCGACCATGCCTCTATACAGCCAAGCCTTGTGAGAAGCTGTCATTGGGTATGGTGAGATCCAAGCGCCTGGAGACGAGCCGCCTCTTTCGTTGGCCTCGGGCCACGGATAATCTGGGCCCACCATGCCGATTGCGCCTGTTAAATTATGTGTTCCAAGATCACTAGTTCCAAGAAGTATCTTCCATGCTTCCGGACGGTTATACCACTGATCTGAACCTGTATTTATTGCAATGTGGCGTGATTGGTGGCCCCCAACATGAGTATTGGTAAATGGGCCCTGCATTGGAATCTCAAAAGAATCTCCATAAGTATCATGATGCAAGTTAACAATTTCAATACCTCCGGTAACTCTATCGGTTACAACTTTGTTGTATCCACTTTTTATTGAAGAACTTACAATATTAAAAGGAAATGCGAAGGAAGATTTAACATTACTATATCCGGTTCCATCGTACTCAAAGTTTCTTCCGTGGAGAGTTTTTAGATATCTTTTAGTTAATATTCTTGGATACTTATCAGTCTCCCATTGGTGAGTTTCATGCAGTTCAACCAAGTCATTGGCAAATCCCAAAATAACATTTTGAGGAACAAATATGGTGCCGTCATTATTAACTGGACCTGCAGGACGAAGTGCATTATATGTAAAATCAATATTTTTATTATCTGTGAAGTTCGTGCCGCCTTTAATGGTACTGCCGGAACCTATATAACTATCGTATTGAAGATTATAGAGGCCTCCATAACTACGACTTCGGTGGGCTCCAATATCATATGATGTACCAGTGCTAGTATAGGAAAGGCGCGTACTTTGGCTCATATGTGGATTAGAATATATAATCGTTTTAAACTTTTCTCTCTGCCCGTCAATAGTTGAATTAACCGTGGGAGAGTTAGTTGAGCGACTGGAGGATAACTCTGTTGCGGATCTTTCAGCGCGTCGATCCCAATATAGTCTATTCTTTTTTGTAGAACGAGGAGAAGCCGGAATTGTAGAGCTACCATCTTTCCACGAATACGAGCTTTCTTTTGCCCCTTTCATGGCAAAATCTAAATCTGGCTCTTTAAAATCGAATGTTGGAAATTTAGTTTGATACTTATTTCTTTCAAGCACGTGGCTTTCAATAATATTCATCATGTCGTTTTCAAAATCAGCCGATGCCGGGATCAATTGCGATATAATTGTTGTTAAAGAGTCATCAAACCACTTATAATAATCAACAAACTTTTCTACATCCTTGGTGTTCGACACTTTCCTGAAGAAAATCTCTCGGAGTTTTTCTAGTGATTTATATCTATGGCGATATCTATTAACGGCCTCGCCAATAATATTATTAAAGTCTACAACCCCAGCAAAGAAGTCAAGAATTTCTTCTGAAATTGCATTATACATGCTTTTTTCAACTGTGAAATAATAGTCCGGAACGACATCATCTGTGCCAAAAACTCGATCATCACTAGACAAGATCTGGACCATATCTGATGAAACTACTCTTTCTGGATCTATAAACTTAAAGTAGTTGATCGCATTTTTTTCAACAACGTTGGTGGACGAGGTACTAAACCCAAATCCATATCCAGTATGTTGATATCCTGCCCAGTTGCCAGCCCAGCCAAAATTATCTCTTATCTCTGATGAGCCTGAACTCATATCCGTAATATAAAAATTACCATTACTATCTGAGCCTGTTATATTTTCAAAGTTCCAATGGAGAGCCAAAGTATTTAAATTTAAAATATCGTGGCCAAAACTATTTAAATCTCTTGGGGAGGTGTTTTGGTACGATGCAGATATGCCGGCGTTAGTAAGATCATTCGCGTGTTGTTCTAATACTCCATCTTCAATATATTTTGTCCAATATTTTATAGAGTTTATATTAACATCTGTTTGATTTAAAATAGCACCAGTTATATTTGTTCGGCGGGCGCCGGCATAAACCCTTTTGGCCGCATTTAAAAAGTTTACCGCAGTATCATAGTCTATCGATGCAGTTAACTTAAAACTATTCTGAATTGTACCAACTTCATTATGATAGCCATTAAAGATCAGATCATAATTGCTTTCTGATTCTCGGGAGCCGCTAACAATGCCGGCAGCACCATAAGAGCTTGTTAGGGACGGAACAATTCTAACGGAAAGGTTCCAACGACTATCTGAGTAGACATCATAAAAGGTGCTACTTGTTAATAGCGGAATCGGGGTCGGCTCATTAGAGGAAGAAATCATAAACCGAATATTTTTTGAATATTCGCTATCTCTAATTGCAAAAACTTGAAAGTTTGCTGCGTCTGGGCCTTTTTCGGAATCTCCTGCTGCATTGTTTCCAAGGCTTGTTATCCACGTAGTGTCGGTACCGTTTTTAATCCTAGTAAGAGGATAACCAGAAGCACCGGACGGAACAGTATATAGCCCAAACAAAGAGCCTGTTAAAAAATTTCTATCAAATCTATCTTGGGTTCTATAGAATGTTGGAAACGTAATATCAGCTTCCATTGTAAATCCATAAGGATCTTCAATACCCCTATCATCCGGAGCATTGGTGGCATTATAGCCGATACCCCACGAACCAGAAATATGTCCTATGGTATCATCAGCAATTACATCATTTGGGGCCGGTTCATACGCGGAGCCAGTATATTGCTTCTGATAAATAACGGCGTTTGTATTTTGCTTCTGATTAAAGTTAATACTATTTTTATTTATAAGAGTCTGCAGGGTATTGTTTCTTAACAAATATGTTGTATTATCGGCATATGCGTTTAATCGGATCAAGCTCTCATCAAGATTAAAGCACCTAAATACATTTCTAATTGATTTTTCAGTACCTTTGCTCTTAAAAATATTTGTTATATTATTATAAAGATTGAGATAAATTAGATTCTTAGTTTCTGCTAAGTCGCCCTCAAAGGATCCGGTCTGGTTTCTATTGAGAAATTTCTCCATAACAGATGCATCAATAAACAGCTCCGGGGAGACGAGCCCCATTGATTGTGGCATATGCTGTGCAAAGGGAAATGGCGTATATGAAGCGCTTGTATATCCGGCTTGCTTAAATTTTGGAAGAGACTGAATTTGTAAGTATAATTTATCGAAATATGTTCCTACAATATGAGATACGTATCGAAGATTTGTAGTAAATTCACTACCATGATCTTCGTCTTCTTCGATAATCCAAGAAGGCGCCATGCTCAACATAGAAGAGTTGTTTTGTCTATCGTGATAGGAGCCACTATTTAATAAAGCTGTTTTTAATGCAGACACATCTGGGTGGTTTGAATACATAATTGGATCTTTGTATTCTGATGAAATTGCCGAGCCGCTGGCCAAGACCATCGCAGAGCCAGTGGCGCGGGAATTACTTCCGTAGCCTGTCCAAACACCATTGCAAACGCGGCCTCCATAGTCCAGAACAACGCTATCGGTGGCCGCTACAGTTGTTATACCCTCATTAAATTTATAATAGACACCAAGGGTCGTATTAGAAATATCTGTGTTTACTCCGCCTCTAATTTGATCGAGCCAGTTTAAACCAATTTCTCTGGCAGTTCTAGCGACTTTCCAATATCGAAATTCATCCATAGAGCCAGAAAGTTTTCCGGCGCCGGCAAGGGAGCCAGTGGCGGTTGTTTCAGAAGGAGTCGTTAAGAGTGCTCCAAGGCGCCCCATCATGTCTTTTTGAGGCAACTCTCCAAAAGAACCAGTATGGGCCAGTACATCATTATAATCGCCGTCTACATAGAATTTAATAGCATGGCCGCTGCCAGTATTCTCCATTACAAAAGCATAATGATGCCATTTTGAAAGGGTGTCGACATCTATGTCGGCGCCGATTGATTGTTGAAAAATTCCAGGGTTAGCATTACCAGACTGGACTGTGACTATAAATGGAGATCCGCTGCTAGCTGTCCCATTTAACTCAATCGTTATGCGTCCATAATCATGCGTAGTGTCGGCATTGTTGTTCCACATATCAAAGATAACTTGCTTTTCTGTTTCGTNATTCAGTGTACTTAGAGGAATAGCGGAGCCTGTTTTTAACCAAAACTCAACTGTGACGCCTGTATTAAAATTAGCTTTAAGATTAGACTCTCTAGAGCCCGATCCATAAGTTGCTGGTAAGCCAGCATTTGTGTAGATATCTTCATCATATATGTTGGCGTGTTTTATCTTTTCATTATAAGGATTGGGCACAAGAGAAGACAATGCACCATCTTCGGCGGAACCAGTGCCGGGCCCTCCTTTAAATGTAATGTACTCTAGCGTGGATGGAATTCCATAACCATCAGAATCATCTGGATCATTAGTGGTGCCGCCCCAGCCGCCATCATGAGGATTAGCAAAAGTAACAAACCCGTTTGTACGAGGATAGATATTATCAAATATATACCTTTCGATATCTAATAGTTTATTTCTATATTCATTTATTTCTGCATCGGAACCATCATATGGATAATAATCATGAATCCATTCAATAGCAGATTTATAATAAAGATATGCCGATCCGTAGCGTGCAAATCTTTCAGGCTTTGTATAATCTATTTGAGGAACAAAAGTCTTCTGCCTCTTTGAGATCGCCTTCATGTTTCTGGACGACTCTATATCGGCGAAAGCCTCTCTTTCGTCGGTCTCAGATAAATAATTTTTTGATCTTTGCGAATCAAAAAGCTTTTTAATACTCATAATCTTCTACTCGAAACTTAAAAGCCTGTTCTTGTTCAACCCACGTTGATAACGAATTATCATAAAAAGAAAATTTAAACGAATATTCGTATCCAGGTTCCAGCAAGCTCATATCGAAATCAAAATAATTTCCAGATACATCATATGACAAATATGTATGTTTATCGCTTCCGGTACCATATGTAACCGAATCATTAGCATCTAAAGTTCTATAAACTCTATAGGATGCACTGTGAACTGTCTTTGTCTCAATATTAGAGCTGGCTTTTGTGTAAATATTGGGGCTCCAATTCTTCTCTCTCACAAATAAATTGAACCGAGCTGTTTCGTCGGCTCTATAGCTGTTGCGCAGGTTAGTAATGCTTAAATAATTTCTATGCTTCTGCATTCTATTATCTGATTCTAATATTATCGGCTTAATTGTTCCAGTATGAAATTGTGTTTGCAGATGATCAGCGTCTACGATACTGCCTGTGGACCAAACATCATATAAGGTCAATATTGGATCAAATCCGCTTGTTGTTTTAGAAGCAGTTATGGCTAACGAGGCTGAATATATTCCAGTCGAAACCCAGCCGCCGGTAACATGAAGTTTAACGCCCCCAACCTTACCCTCGTTGCCGGGGTTTGAAGAGCTATTAATGTGCAGCTGTCCACTTGATCCCGTTGGTCTAGTGTCATCAAGGTTGCCAGAAAATAAACTAACCATGATAGAGCCCGTTTTCTCAATTCCGGGAATATCTTTCAATATACCACGAACATAATTATATAAATAAATGGTATTTAAGTTATCAGGACCATCTGCCAAAGAGCTACTATAATGAAAGTCTCCCCGATCATCTCTTAAACTATCATCCCAACGAGCTTCTATGTGAGGGCGCTTGAAAAAATATTGACTTTTTCTACCAAAAAATCTTTTAATATAATATGATGTAGTAGAACCGCTTGGGTTTTGAATAAGCCCATCGTCATCCGCTCTGCCTGTTGGGAGGCCGGCTAGAGCATCAACAGAACTGGAGGCCTCCTGGCTAGCTGTTAACATTACCCCAACACCATAATTTGAGTAAGTGCCCGCGATCCATTGCTCGACCCATGGCGTAATATCAACTTCTATATCTTCGGTTCCATCGGACAAAGTTTGGTCAAAGATGTGAATTTCAGTATCTACCTGATCGTTTGGCGCGCCAGATTGTGTATGATAAGAACCGCCGGCCAACAACGTACTGCAGGCATCTGTCCAATAGGCACTATTAGATGCAGACATCCAATCGGCCCCCTCATTGCCAAGTGTCAAGTCGGTATAGCCTTCCATATCTAAGCCGGCGCCCTCCTGCCATGATTGAGAAACCATCATAAAAGTATATTTGGCCTCTTTCGGAACTGTTCGCGAATGAGAAGCATTATAAAGGTGCAAGTAAAAGCTAACACTACCACTTGCTGGTATTATAGAATTTGTTCGGTCTGTTGATATATCAGTTATGGGAAATTTAACCAACACGCGAGACAGCTCAGCGGAACTAGTTGATTGTCTTGCATAGACAGAAAAAACATCTAACACATCAGATGCTCCCATATTTGCGCCGGTGGCTCTAGTAATAAGTCCAGGCTCGTATGCGTTCGCAATCGTAGTGTCAGCGCTCGCTGTGTATCTCTTTAGGGCCATTATCTAACCTTTCCTTTTATGTCAACTTCAGGAAACTTAATTTCTAATATAGCGTTTTTTGGCGCCACTAAATGACCCCCATCTGGCGACATGTTTCTTTTAATATCAAGAACATTCCCAGAATAATTAGAGCCTATTTTATTTAATAGTTTAACACTGATTACGTCCAGGACTCCCGGAACTTCATTCAATGCTTTATAAATATCGCTTACATACAAAGATTCTCCAATAAAAAACTTTGAACTATATTGTTTTGTTATAGCATCTATACACTCTTGGAGTGTGTCAAACTTTTCTGCACCGGCTGAAGCTTTAATATCAAAGAATATTCCAATATTAATAATATAAGGATCTAAAATATCTATAGTATCATTTATCATTCTATAATTGTTTAACCAAACTTTTAAATTATTTTTTATAGTCTGGTTCGTAAGTGTTAGTTTGCCAGCTAAATCTTCCGATACGATGTACATATTTAGATTTCTTTTCTTGGCGCTAGGATCCTTCTGGACGCTAACCCGCGATACCGAGCCAAATTTTGCTGGCATTCTTAAGGCAATGTTTTCATAGTCTGATTGAGTTACTGCTCGATTCTGCGTAGGAAATGTATCGTAAATTCTTTGCTTTAATTCATAGGGACTTATAGCCGTGACATCACCAGTTATTGGAGATTCATTAAACACCTCTATTGAGTTTCTCACCGCTACTACCTCATCATTTGATAATATTTGTCTATCCGAAAACGACATTATAGCGTTTGTAACTTTATTGATAGATCCGGCGCCAGCATTAGAGTTTACAGGATTCGTGCTTCTATACACCACCGTTAACGTCGTATTAGAGGGAACAATTCCAAAATTCTCATTTTTAGACAATCTAGTAGGGTCAAATGTAACATCAGTGGTATAATTTTTTCCAAATAAATCTATCGCAACTTCTTGCGGTGAAGCAACAACGCTTGATTCGCCCTCTTTGCCGCTACCAAATTGTATAATGGTAGATTCTCTGCCTCTCTCAACAACAAATTTTCTAGATACCAAAGTGGGCTTTAATATAGAGGGCACATTATCATTTAAAAAGTTTTTATTTGATATTTCCTTATATATCATATCTTGAGATAGATAATCTACTTCAAAATATTCATTACCCTCTGTATCTACCACTTTAATAACTTCGGAAACATTTGGATCAGCAATCGCAACCCTCTTAAATCTCTCATAAGGTCCAACATCTATTTCTTCTTGTTGTAATTGGCCCGAGACCACGTTCCCATATGCTTTAATGGCATAATGTGTTGGAGATCCTGTATCATCGTTTACTCTTGCTACCACTCTAGGATAAGTAACGTTAGAAAAATCAATATTTTGCGTTAATATATACGATAGGCCGGCGCGAGATAGAAAAGAAGTACCTCTTTTAAGTATCGGTATATATCTTGTATCTGGACCTATAGCGGTCGGGGAGGCGGGCACCAAAACAAACATAGCAACTATTCCATATGTAGAGGGCCTTCCTGTGCTTTTATAGCCAAGGACTCTTCCTTGTCTTAATATATTGCCATATTGATATGCTGTATCTAAAAAGGTCTCGTTTACGTTGTAATCCAAGTAAAACGAAAGCTGATCTCCGACATATGCAACCGCATCTAACATCAAAGAACCAAAAGAGCCCTCGCTCCAATCCCGAAACTTATCGGGATAAAACCTTTCTACGATTTCCATTAAATCGTCTCTAATCCCATTAAATTCCCTATTAGTATAATCTATGGGTACCATTTTTTTTCTATTGTCGGCCATTAAAGAATCCTCATTTTAAATAGTAAATTGCAGCGCATCATCTATCGATATTTGTGGAATTGAATATCGTATAGTTATCCCCAAAGTTTGATTATCCGGGTCTGACGAGTTAAAAATTATATTTTCTATCTTGACTGCCGGCATATATATCTTAACTTGGCGCCTAATGTTATTCTCTAGATCGCCATATAGATTTTGATGAAAGCTTGAAAATAGATACTTTTTCATACCAACACCATACTCTGGTTCCATAACTCTTTCGCCAGGAATTGTCAAAATTAACATTTTTAAATTTTGTCTGACAAGGCGCCGAAAGCCCTTTATCATAACAAAACCATCAGCATCGGATAATCGCAGTGGCAAGGCCACACCTAAAGAAGACATATTTTTACCTCAATATAATTATTCAGCCCTCATCTTTTTCACAAATATTTCCATTCTTGTCATACGGATTTCTGCGTATTCTTCTTCTTTTCCACCATGGCAAGAGGGTTCGACCGGCTGGTGGTCTTAAATTTTCTCTTAGATTGTTCATTAATATTCGGCCTGGGCTGGGGAGATCAAGCCCAAAATCTCCGGGTCGGCGCCATCTATTACGATAGTGTCTTCTGAACATCCTTTTTAGTTTTACCTTTGATCTTGTTAGAAGCGTTCTGTTCCAATTATCCCACTCATTAACAATTCGACCACCAAACAAGCCAGGGCTNCTATCTAGCACGCTAGCCCAGCCAGCAGACGGATCTTCAGTAATCGAGTCTACAATCTCATTCCCATCATCGTCTTCCACCGTAGATATGGTTGCCTTCATGCCGGGCTTCTGATCATATTCAACACCGACACCGTGAGTTGAATCATCTTCAACAGTCACTTCTCCAATAGAGGCCAAAAACGCCATGTCGTTATAAATTGCAAGAGTAGAAGTTAATTTATTTAATGGAAAAATATAACGAGTTAAAAGTCTAAAATCAACATCTTCTCTGAGAAAATTTAACAAACACAATAGCGTTTTACTGTCTCCTTCAAAGGGAGGAAATTCTGATATTGGGGTATCTAATGCGTCTATTTCTACAGTAGTCACAGTGGCTCTTTGTCCATCAATAACAACGGAAAGACGCAAGCCATATCTTACTCCAATGTTTCCCTTAATTCCTATTACCACATCAGTTGGCGCTGCGCGGGTCGTGGCAGCTTCTTCATCCTCAGTGCCGTGAAAGTCTAATTCAATATTGCCGGGAGCATAAATAAGCTCTAAAGTGCCTGGATATACATCTGAAATATTTAGATTTCCATCATTTGCTAGAATCTTATCTACCGCATCAGATGATGAATATTTTACATTATCAATACTAATATATTTCTCAATCAAGAAAGGCTGACTATTGTCCGACGATGCCGAAGCTCCATAATTGGCAACATCGCCAATTGGTAAACTAACTTTAGTTGAGAAAGGCATTAATAAATTATGAGGACCGTCAACATGAACTTCTCCTGCCATATAGTTTAAGTTATCTTCTTCGTCTAAATGTGTATGATAATATCCAACATATTCATCGCCTTGGGAATATCCAGCATCAGGATCATTTACCTTATAAACACTAAACTCACCACCAGAAGTATATTGATCTTCAAGGCCTCCCTCTGTAGGCAGCTCGGTACTTGTCATTACCATAGCTTCATCTGACAAATCTAATTCGGCGCCCTGTACTAAATTTTCAAATACATAGTGAGACATATCTCTAACTTCTGGGGTTACACCAATAGATTTAAGAGCGTCAACAAGTCGGGGGCCCATTATATTTAATTGTTCTGAGACCAATTCTTTGAGAACTTTCTTTGCATCATCTCTCGTGCGGTAAACAGCATTGAAATTTTTCTCTTCACGATAATTTCTTAGTGTTTTTGTTCTTTTAACGGTATTGGCCTCTTTGGCTCGCTTTAGGGATTCTTTGCTTGCGATCAGGTGCCTTCCTTGCATGTCGTTTAAATTGGCCAACGCATCGAGAGCTTGTCGGGGCGGATCGCTTACATAGCCGTCGTCTATTCTCCGCGCATACATTTGGACAGACTGTTCTAAAAACGCAATCCAAAACTCAGAATCTTTAAAGAGGCTAAACCTTTCCACCTTATCATCGTCGGCGCCAGATAACGCCTCCTCCATACTCTCAACAATATATGCAGCATATATATCACTAAATATGTCAGGAAAGTCCATCTTAAATTTAGAAAATGTTGCTAGGGATCTTACAACGTGTGTGGCAATAAAAATTCTGATGGCTGCAGTAATAATTCCCTCTAAGGATGCGGCCGAATCCCTTTCTAAAATTCTGTTATATGGAAGCTGTTCAATGCACTCAGGATCGCTACTCTTAAGTCTTTCATCGTGAGGTATGTTTGGTCTACGATCTGTAATTAAGTCTTCAAGTTCTCCAAAGTTAACTAAATCTTTTTTACCATTTTTACAGTGTGTTAACTCAGGAAATAATGCATCTAACACGCCCATCCAACCTTCATTTTTAATAGGCTCAATATATACAGGAGGGTTCATATAAGTTCCTCCAAACTGGTTAGGGTTTAAATAATGCACTCTGTTTATCGTAGCAGAGCCCTCATATGTTCCTTCCTCAAGCTGATATTGCATGCGACTCATGCCTAAAATCATATCATTATTCAAAATTTTACGATATTCTTTATTGCCGTCTTCGTCCTCTCCTTCAATTTCTGCCTCGCCATATGATATACCAGAATCTCTATAGCCTGGGCCTAAAACATATTCCACGTCAGTTTCGGATAGCTGATCGAATTCGGCGCCATAATTAAAGGCAGGATTGTCTGTTCCAATTATTGTTGCAAAATTATCTAAGAAAGTTGTCATTATTTCATCATGTGCATTTTTAATATCAGCGCTGCTAAAATTCGCTCCTCTATTATTGAGTATCTCTTTCAAGAGCACAACTTGCGGCAAATATTCTTTTTCGCCCGAAAAGCTCTTAGCAAAGCTAGGATAATTTGACAGATCTAGTTCATCAAGAGCATTATCTGAAGCACTAAATTCATACTTTACCTCAGATATTACTGTCTCTTCGTTGTTATCGTCACCAACAGCTGGGATTGGGAAAAACGAAATTTTATTGAGCGGAGATTCAAATTTTGCACCAGGATTATATTTCTCAACAATTGATATCCTAACATTATCACTATAAATATTGTGAATAGTTTTTTCCGGCACGGGCTGGGTCTTGCTGGCGAGGTTGCTGGCATACATCGTTGGCGCTGTGTTCTCTAAATCCGACAAATACATTTCAAGATCAAATCCATATGAATATGCTGAGTCTTTTGAATTGTCTCCCAGTCTCAACCCTTTAGCATTGTCTTTGAATACGAGCGTAGTATCTGGATCGGCTTTCCTCCCTTTTCGTATAAACCTCATGCCCTCATTTTCTAAATCAACTTTAATCCCAACATTATATCCCAAATCAGGTAATTCATATAATTTGATTTCTGGTTTTTCATATAACTCCCCTGCACCAGCTGCGGCGGCCATGGCGCCGGCTATGCCAGCACCAGCAACAGTCAGAGCGCCCGCTGCAACTTGAACAGCGAGGGGCTTGTGTGTCAGGCCCAAATCTTCAAAGGAAGCCGTAGTTACTTGCGGTCCTATATAATTATTGTTAGAACTAAAAGACAAAGAATCTCGAAAATCTGTGGCTGCTACGACGGACTCATCACCAAGCAGCTGATATTCTAGCCATTCGGCAACTTTAGCGGGAAAGGCGCCTCTTTGAACAGATACAGGTATAAATCTTCCTGCGAGTAAATCTTTCCAATCGGTATCGTCCTCGTCCTCTTCGGTAAAATAGTCAACGTAGAATGGGTTAAAGTAGGCCTTTCTATGATGCGCAGTTAGTGGATTTCCCATTGTATCAGACATAATCATATTGATTAGTCCCCACCTACTTTCACCGGGGCCATTCCCAAGCATGTCTACAGTAAATGCTATTTCCAATCTCTTTAATTCGTTTTTTGCTGCCATAGATGCAGCCGCAACAGCTTCTTCTGATTCATAGGGGATTAGACCATTATCACAACCAGGATCCGAGACCAAAGGTGGCATATTGTTTGCAAGATATTGTGGCAAACCACCTTGCAATAAATCACCTAAATCTTCAAGATCGTTCTTTGCTTGATCTCTGGTATTCTCACACATCTGTGCAATCTGTGATGGGGTAGCGCGACCGGCAAGGAGTGCTTGGCGTCTTTCGCAAAAATCTTCTATCTGTTCGGGGGTAGCACACAACGACGGATTAGCAGGTAGCACATCTTCATCGCCGGGAGCATCTAATTGATCTCTGATGGCATCTTTAAGATCTGCTGGAAATAAGTTCCCTACGTTTGCAAAAAAATCTGCTGCAGAATTCTGATTAGGCAGCCCTTCTCTGAATTCGGTATACTCGTATTCTATCAGCCTATCAACGATTTGCAGTAGTTCGGACGAAGGATCGCCTACGAATGCAGACATAAGCTCTTTATTTGTCACCGAAGATGACAAATCAGACATAAACGAATCTACACGTTCTTGGTTTGCTAAAGCTGCAGCACCAAGACCCAAACTCTTAAATAAGTCTGCGATCGTATTATCTACTTGTTCATCGTCGGCATCATCACCACAAATTGCACCTTTTATTGCGTCTCTAAATGCGCCGGGGCCATTAGTTTCTCCTTCTCCAGTAATCGCTCCACCGATGGCGCCTAGGCCCTTACAAGCGGCGCTGCTTATTAGAGCACAAATCTTCTGCATCATTTGAACAATTAATCTTACAATCATTTGTTTAATTTGTAATTTGAGTATTTTAAAAATAACAGCTGTAAAATCTTTAATTTCAGGGATCCACTGAAATGGGTTCTCAAATTTCGGTATTGAAATTGCCCACGGAGTATTACAAAACGGGAACTCGCCCGTCTTCATAAAAGACGGAACTGGGGGATCTTCAGGCGCCTCCGGACAGTCAAACATAGCCAAAGCAGTAGCAATTATCTGGGCGCCTGGATATTTATTTAGTAACTCAATTGGAGATAAAATATCGCCTGCATAAACCTCTATAAGGGCGTCGGCGTATGCCTCGATAATTACAGAATCACTGAGCGCCTTGAAAGCGCTAGCGGTGGCCAATGTACCGGGAGCGGACCCAGCATTGCTTTGTGTTACTCCTTCGCTACTTCTAGAAGGAACCATGGATTCTTGATTTCCTTCTACCATGGATTCTTTTTCTTCTTGTACTTTTCCGCTATCAGTCCACGGCTCACCTACGGTGGCTCCAGTTGCTATAGCATTTGAAATTTCTTGAGATCTTGATTTGTCTGGGAAAACATTTCCACCATCTATTTTAGTCTGCACTAAATCTTGAATCTCTTTTGCTTTCTGTGGCGGAAGCGCTACTAAGAAAAAATCTCCTAAATTCTCAAGAGACATTCCTTTTATTGCAGACTTAATCATACGACCCGCGGCCTCTTCCAGGGTTAAACCTTTAAGCAAGCAGCCTATGGCTTCAAGCGACAGCTCAAATAATCCACAAACCTTTATTTTATCCAGACTTCCCTTATATAAGTCCTCCAGCGACATGCCGCCCGGCTTAGAGTCTCCATAGGATGCAAGGAATTGTATGCATAAAGAATTAAAAGATATATCATCTTCCTCAATTGATTTAAGTGCTTGTTCGGCAGCCATACCTTTGATGGTTGTGGGAGTACTCGTAGCTTTTGGATTATAAGTTAATCCAAGCTGTCGATCTTCTTCTTCTAAATCTTCAATGCTATCTATGCATGTATTTTTACGAAAAGAATAGAGAATTGCATCTCCGATACTAAAAGCTTCATCAAGCAAATCTTGTCCAATCTGTTTACCTTCTTCTTTTAAGCGTTCAGCTATACAACTTCCGGTTCTAAGATCTTGTTCCACTGATGGAAAAGTATCATAAACTTCTGGATAAGTATATTCTTTGATAACGTCTATCCACTCGGGCGATTCTCGGCCTTGAAGTACGGAATCCATTTCGTTTAGCTGGGCAAAATATGCTAGCGCTGTTGGATCTTTAAAGGAACTTTTTGCATTCAAAGCTTTAAGCTTTTTCTTTCCATATATTTTGGGTATATCTCCGCAGCCAGCAGTATAAACTTTCATTTTCTTTAGTTTATATTTTGAAGTAAACCTAAAGCTTATTTTTGTAACTTTTTCTTGAAGAAATCCTCCGCCTACACCAGCAAGATTATAGCCTTTGCTGTTTAAAAAAGCATCCAAGTCTATAAGAATAGAGCCCAGTGTAGATTTTTTAAGGCGCCCTGAGTCACCATAATTTTCTAGGTTAAATACACTATTGTCTTTTACTCTAAGAATGTTGCCGCCCTCTACTGCTCTAAAAACTTTTAAATATTTTGAGTAAAGCCTTAAGGCTTTTCTTATTTTAGTAATTTTAGGTCTTATTTCGTCCGCAAGGAACTCTACAGTAGTGGCTGTTCCTTCTTCTTCATCGTCTTCTTCATCGTCTTCCTCATCATCAGCATCGGCAATGGCTGACAATACTTCTTGCTCAACAGAGTAAAGCAGCGTTAATCGAGAATTAGGGCGCACATCTAAGTCAAAATCTGTATATTCAATTGTCTGTCGGATAACACTTTTTGAAGGATCCGAATCGTCTTTTGAGTTATTAACCAGTAAAGATTCAACCGCTTCTTCAAGATATTCATCGAAGCGCTCATTCGTAGCTTCGATGGCTTCTTCGCCTGTCATATCGGAATTTTCCAAACTCTCATCAGACATTGTTGTGGTGTATTTTGTTACAACTGCAACCTGATATTTACACACCCTTTCGTTAAAGAACGGTTCGTCAATATCCAATTCTTTCCAATTTGGGATTGCAGCGTAAGGATTTGGAATACAAGGAGGACAATAAAACGGTTCTTTAACATCTACCTTGTCTTCACAAACATCAATTAAGCCATCGCCGTTTTTATCTTGATATTTTAAAAATTTTGATTCAGCCATTTTTTAATTCCTTATGTGGCAAAGACATTTCTACTGCAGATATATTTGTATCCGTAGGGAGTACAATAATTGTTCTCCCATAAATTAGCATTTATTCTTGTTTGCCATATATTATTAATTACCATATCTATTATTTGTGTTGCAGACGCACCGCCGGCGGCACCATAATGAGGACTATTCGCCGGCCAAAGGTTTACTCCAATTGCAGCGTTAAAAGCAGACTGAATGACTGCTAAATTAAATATAGCGGACATTATTTTTTCAATAATTCCATTTAAATCTTTCAACGCAGAATTTAAATTATCGCCGGCTACAACTGGTTGTAGGCTATTTATGGATTCTCGTGGCAGAAACATTCCTCCAAACACCGTTCTAGGGCCGTCGTAATTTCCTGCTATTAGCTCAATTGTGGGGGAAGGCTGTATTATTTTTCCTCCAAGAGAGTTTGGCTCACCAGATGATCCAAATCCGGGGAATTCCCCTTTACCGGTGACAATTTTGATTCCTTCTCTGCCAACAATTCTTACTACGTCTGCTTTTATACCAATACCGGAACGGGCCTTAATGTTGCCGATGACCCCATCGGCAATGGCAAAGTTTGTATCAATATCTGTTAATTGACTAATATATATTCTAGCGGCATCTGCTCCAAAATGACTATTGACAATTCTCGGCCGCTTTCTCGTATTAACTTTTGGCAAGGATGACATTCTTCCAACAACAATATCAATTGCATCAGCACCTAGGGCGCCCTTTCCGCCATATCCAGAAGGCAGTTGGCAAGGCCTGTCTTTACCAAAGACTATGTATGAGCTTCTTTTGCTTATAACTCTCTGGCTAGGGGCCGGCCGAAAGGAAATTTTCGGCTCCGCGGAATCGGTCTGCATGGGCCCTGCGCGATCCGGAATTTGAAAGAAGCGTTTTCCATCTTGAATTTGTTTATGTAAAGTTGAAAACCTAGGTCGGGAGGGAGGATCCTCCGCACCTACAGGAACCTCATCTTCATCCTTTTCCGGATCCGCACCGGGCATCTTGGGATCTTCGGATCTTCGAAATTTTCCGAAAAAGTCATCATTAAATATTTTTTTACTCATCCGCCGCTATAGCTCCAATGCCATGGCTCTTTTGCAAGCCAGCCTTCCTTCTTCTACAGATGCTTGGCTAAAGGTGGAGGATTCGGCGCCTGTCTGTGCATCAGCAAGGAAAATAGGTTTTGATAAAACGATTGCCTCAAAAACGGTTCTCCCTCCAAAAGCATCAAAACCGCGTAAGCGCTGTCTAACCATGTTGTTGTGCAGATCTATTGCAGATATTGCATCCGAAAACAGACCTGGATCTAAAAAATCTTTTCCCATTATATTTCCTTTACGTGCCAGTGGATGCGGCGGCGCCGGCCGCCGGCGCCGGTGCAGCGGCTGGCGCGGCGGCGCCACACTTGCCCCCTGCATTCTTGCTCATATAGGCTATAGGATCAACTTTTCCTTTCGAGCCATGACCGATTGGGGAACCCTTGATGCGGACCTCTAAATGAAGATGCGGGCCGCTACTATTGCCTGTAGTTCCCATAGTGCCAATTTGTTGCCCGGCTGTCACCGTGGCTCCTTTGGCGACAGTATAGCTGCTTAAATGTGCATAATAAGAAACAATTTTTCGTCCCTCATCTGTCCCAGTGTGTGTAATCATTATATAATTTCCCATACAACC